AATAGAGGAAATCCGCCGAAAACTCGCTGAACAGAAAGAAATCACTTATGCGGCCTGTCAATGGTGCGGCGATCCCTCCGGAGGGAAGAGATATTGCACCGCAGATTGCGCAATAGACGCAGAAAAACACGCCCGAATGACGATTGGGCGCTGACCATGCAGGGACGGCGACCCACCATCGGGAAAATCATTATGGATCATGTCGAGAGGCACAAGACCGTCGCCGAGCTGGCCATGGCAACAGGGGCCGATCCTAGAACGATTCGTAAGGTGCTTATCAGGGCGGCCGACCGGGGCGAGATAGTCATCCGGCGATTCGTTCGGGGCAGGTCGCAGCGGGCAATGAAGGTCGAATCAAACGAAACCGTCAGCCTCGATGTGATCGCGCTGAATTCAATACTAACGAGGTGGGAACGGTAATATGAAATCCAGCAAAGTGACGGAAAAGAGCCGACAAAACCTAACAGGAGGCTCGCGAAAAGGCGTTCCTAACAAAGTAACATCTGATGTTAAGTCGATGATCCTTGGGGCGTTGCAAAAAGCGGGAGGCGAAGCGTACCTGTTGGAGCGTGCGAATGATCCAAAGACGGCAACCGCCTTCATGGCTCTCGTTGGGCGTGTTCTACCGAAGGAGATCAAGGCAGATGTCGCCGCTACTCACGTTATTGGAAACTTGACGCCGGAACAACAGCGGGCTATTGCCGAGGCGATTCTTGGTCAATGACCTTGATTATTTCGCGTTAGCGCATAGCAACCTTCTTGCTTATGTCCGGTTGCAGTTTCCAAATTATCGGATTGGGAAGCATCACAAGAAGATTGCGGATGCGTTGATGGCGGTAGAGCGGGGGGAAATCAAGCGGATTGTCCTCCAAGCCCCGCCTCGGCACGGAAAATCGATGCTGACATCGGAGTATTTTCCTGCGTGGTATCTCGGGAGGAATCCGGACAAATACATCATCACCGCGACGTATGGGCAGGAATTGGCAGATGACTTCGGGCGCAAGGTGCGGAATCAGCTACGCAGTGGAGAGCATCGAGCATCGTTTCCAGCGTGCGTACTCGCGGAAGATTCACAGAGTGCATCACGATTCGGTACGGAGCAAGGCGGGGCGTATTTTGCTCTTGGCGTAGGAGCGCCAGCTACAGGACGCGGAGCACATTTACTCGTTGTGGATGACCCGATCAAAGGCCGCGAGGAAGCCGATAGCGAGACGATGCGGAGGCGGTTGAAAGACTGGTATGCGTCAGTGGCCTACACACGTCTGATGCCTGGCGGATCGGTCATTATCATGGCGACTCGCTGGCATGAAGATGATTTGATTGGCTGGGTTCTATCCGAACACGCGCATGAGAATTGGACGGTATTGAATCTCCCGGCGATTGATGAAGATGGCTCTGCGCTGTGGCCGGAGCATTATCCGTTAGAGGTGTTAGAGCAGATACGTCGAACGGTCGGAAGCCGTGAATGGGAGGCTCTATACATGCAGCGACCGGCCCCGGACGCGGGGGATTATTTCAGGCGAGAGTGGTTTCGACGATACGAAACGGAGCCGAAACATTTGCGCATTTACGGGGCGAGCGATTATGCCGTCACGTCGGGGGATGGCGATTATACGGAGCATGGCGTTTTTGGTTTGGACCCGGATGGGAATCTATACATCCTCGATTGGTGGTACGGACAGACATCGTCAGACATCTGGATTGAGACGCAGCTTGACATGATCGACAGATGGCGCCCGATGGCGTGGGTTGGCGAGTCCGGGCCAATTCGCCGGTCTATTGAACCGTTCTTGACTCGTCGCAGCCGGGAGCGGCGATCTTTGGCGCGGTTTGAGTGGTTGCCGAGCGTGCATGACAAGCCTACACGGGCGCGGACGTTTCAGGCGATGGCATCGTCAGGGATGATCTACCTACCAAAAACTGCATGGGCGGATCGTCTTCTATCGCAATTGCTGGTGTTTCCGGTTGGGGTTTCTGATGATGCGGTCGATGTGTGTTCGTTGATAGGCCGTTACCTGGACAAAATGCGTGATGCGCGGTTGCCTGATGCGCAGGAACAGAAAGCCAAAGCCGGAACATTCGCCCATCTGCTGGAAATAACAGATAAGCCCGAGCGCGTGAGCAAGTATCGATCCGTCCGTCCAGCGTAGTTTTTGGCGTGTTGTTCCACGACAGGTAAAAGGTAGCCATCGTATCCGCGCTGGCTCTCATGTCCGAACTTCAATCCATTCTGCACGGACTCTCAATCACCTGTCCGTCGCTGACCCTCGATCAGTTGCTGGCGATGGAAAACCCGACGGCACGATTCGAGGCGCACATTCCCGCAGAAACCGGCCCGGACATCTGGATTTATACCGTCGACGGCCATGTGGTTGAAGGCGACGCGATGGTCATCCGTGCGCGATTGCCGATTGAAGCGGAGACACGGGCACAAGAGGGGCTGCGCGACACCATCGCCGAGTTCAGAAAGTTCGACGTCAATACAGGATTGCAGGCGACCGTCGAAGTGCGAGGGGCGGAATAATGGAAGAAGTCGAAACCAACGACCGCGACAAGGCGCTGGCAAAACGTTGGGGAAAACGCCTCGACCGTGCCCTTGAACAGCAGCGCAAGGACGAGACGGAAAAGAACTACAAGCGCCAGCGCAAGTATGTGAGGGGTGAAGTCGGCGGCGACGAATCGCCTGGTCTGGTCCGCACCAACATCATTCACAGTAACTTCGCGGCGATCCTGCCGCAAATCTACGCCAAAAACCCGGAAATCGCCGTCACGCCGTCAGAATCGGCGGATGTGCGTCAATATGCGTGGGTCGGCGGCTTCTGCAAGACCTTATCGGCTGTTCTTGAACGAAAATTCGTCAAGGAAGGCCGGCTGAAGAAGCGCGCCAAGGCGGCTATCCGTTCGGCGATGACGACCGGCGCAGGTTGGGCGAAAGTCTCGTGGCAGAAGGACATCCGCACCGATCCGATGATTGAAAGCCGTATTGCTGATGCGCAGGACAATCTTCAGCGCGTCCAGCATCTTCTGGACGAGATCGAGGAAGGCGACGACAAGCGCGGCGAAATCGAAGCAAATCAGACTGAAGTAGAGAACCAGATTCGTGCGTTGCAGCAGCAGGCGGAACTCAGCGTTGTGACCGGCATTGTGATCGATCGCGTGCTGACTGAAGACATTTTCATCCTCGATGACACGCTATACGACATCGATACCTACGACAACGCGCAGGCCATCGCGCACCGCGTCTGGATGACGTGCAGTGATTACGAGCAGCAGTTCGGGCGGGAAGCGCCAAAGACGGCGAACAAGTACGGAGCGGACAAGAAGGAAAAGGGCGGCAGCCAATCGACCGACGACGAGCAAGTCGAACTGGTCGCTGTCTTTGAAGTGTGGGACAGGATCAGCAACACGGTCTATACACTGTGCGCAGGGGCGGATGAATGGGCGCGTGATCCTTACACGCCGCAGACGCTCGGTAAACGCTTCTATCCGTTCTTTTTTATTGCGTTCAATCCGGTGGATGGTTCGATTGAGCCTCTATCGGACGTCGATTTGCTGATCGAACTTCAGGACGAGTACAACACGACGCGCACGAACTTTGCCGAGCATCGCCGGGAAAACCTCCCTGTCCGGGTGTATCGCAAAGGCGGCGCGCTGTCGGATAACGACGTCAAGGCATTAGCGAACCGTTCGGCGAACGATTGGGTCGGGATCGAAGGCGATCCGAACGCCCCGATTCAGAACGACATCGCTATTCTGCAAAATCCGCCTGTTGATCCAGCGACCTACGATGTATCACCGATTCTCCGCGATGCCGAGATGGTTCTTGGCGCGGGTGATGCGTCGAAAGGCGTTATCAACAAGGCGAAGACAGCGACCGAAGCAGAGATCATGGCGCAAGGGTTGCAGTCGCGTGTTGCCGAGCGCCAGGATGTGGTGGAAGACTGGATCGGCGAGATGGCGAACTACGCCGCTGAACTCTGTTTACAGGAAATGAGCTTGCCGGAAGTTCAGCGCATCGCCGGGGAAGAGTCGGTATGGCCGCAGATGCGCAAGGAAGACATTTTCAGCCTCGTCCAGATCGATATTCGTGCCGGTTCCGCTGGAAAACCGAACAAAGCCAAGGAGCGCGAGCAGTGGGGGCAAATGCTTCCGCAGATTCAGCAGGCCGTGATGCAGATTGCGCAACTTCGCCAGTCTGGCAACAACGACATGGCCGAAACGGTGACGAAACTGCTGGAAGAGACGCTGCGCCGGTTCGATGAGCGGATCGACATCGAATCATTCCTCCCACAGCAGCAGGACAAACAGGCAGGACAACAGATTCCGCCTGAGTTGCAGCAGCAAATTCAGCAGATGCAGGGCCAATTCCAGCAATTGCAGCAGGAAAACGCGCAATTGAAGGAGATTGCGGACGGAAAGGCGCAAGACTTGGCGTTTAACCGGGAAAAACTCGCGTTCGAGCAGTCGAAGGCCGGTGAGGAAATCCGCTTGAAGGGCGAGGAATCCGCAAGGAGTGAGGCGGCGACGATCCGTGCGGCGGAAATCAGGGCAGCGGCACAGGTGGAAGCGGCACGGCAATCCGAGACGGTGAAGGCTGAATTGGAGCGCGAGCGCATTGCTTCTCAGGAGCGCGTCGAGATGTTCAAGGCTGTTACAGCCATGCGGCAGAAAGAAAACGCCGCCATTGCTCAGGAAACCGCCTCGGCAGATGCGTCTGTCACGGACGAAAGCCAGCAGCAGGTCGTCGCGATGATGCAGCAGATGCAGCAGGCCATGCAGGCGATGGCGGAACACTTCTCGGCGAGTTTCGCTGCGATGCAGGAGAGCATGAACGCCTCCAAGCGGGTTATCCGTGACGAAAACGGAGACATAACCGGAGTTGAAATCGTGAGGACGTTGCAATGACCGACACACAGCTATTGACTCTCTCAGCGCAACTTGTCGCGGTGCTTTTCGGTACGCTGATTGCTGTCCTCGCCTGGATGGGAAACAAACTCTACAACAAACTCGAAAGCATCAGCCAGTTCTTTGACGAGCTGCGGCGTGATATTCACCTGATCGACGGGCGTGTTACCCGGTTGGAAGAGCGGTGCCGGTACGAGCATGACGCGAGGCCGCAATGAGCTTTGACGACGCGCTCGCCTTTGTCCTCCGCTGGGAGGGCGGCTTTGTTGATGACCCGGCTGATCGCGGCGGCGCGACCAACAAGGGCATCACACAGGCCGTCTATGACGAATGGCGCGAGCGGAAGCACTACGACAAGCGCTCCGTGCGTGACATCGAAGACGGCGAGGTCAAGCAGATCTACCTCGAACAATACTGGAAGCCTGCCCGCTGCCAGGCGCTGGATTCCCCGATGTCGCTAATCCTGTTTGATTCGGCGGTCAATCACGGCGTGGGACGGGCGGTGAAGCTGCTGCAAGAGGTGCTGAACGTCGCCGTGGATGGGCACTTCGGCCCCGCGACGATGGCCGCATATGACTTCCTTGAAGAGTGTCACGGCACCGGGCACATTGCAACGCAGTACATCAAGGCGCGGGAGGCGTTTTACTTCCGCATCGTCGAAAAAGATCCGACACAAGGGAAATTCCTGCGCGGCTGGCTGAACCGGCTGGATTGGTTGCGGAAGGAGGCGAAACTGTGACCTGGCTTCGCGAGGCGATCAACGACGGCAAGACAGGGCAAGCCTCGTCGAAGCGGATCATCTCGCTCGTCGGCGCACTCGCGCTGGCCTTCGCTACAGTCATTCTCGCCGTCGCCGCCGTGTTCGGTCAGGACGTCGCTAACGCGCTGTGGGCTGCGAGTGGCCCGCTCGCCGCACTCGGTGGAACGAATTATGTCGGCGGGAAACTCGCGGAGAAACGCAATGAGCCTGCTGCTTAGTCTGCTCAAGAGCTACTGGCCGCAGGTCGCCGCGTTTATCGGCGCTGTCGCACTCGGCTTCATGGCCGCGTGGCAGTTGCAGGGGCTGCGGCTCGACGCGCTCGATCTGAAGTTCAGCAAATATGTTGCACAGACCGAAAAGAACGAGAGTGAAGCAAAGGCGGCAGCACTGGATAAGGAACGATTCTGGTTAGCGGAGAAAGAGAATGCACTCATCAATGCGCGACACCGAGAGAAAGAGCTTGAATCGGCTCTTGCCGCTTCTCAGTCTGCTGGTGTTCGGCTGCGGGACTCTGTCGCCACCTTGCGTACCCAGCTCGCCGACGCTCCCGGCTATGCCTGCCTTGACGCAGTCACTTCCCTCGGAGAGCTACTTGAAGCGTGTCGAGGACGATACGAAAGCCTGGGATACAAAGCTCAAGGCCATGTCATCGACATTGAAAAAATAATGAGGGTGTGGCCGAAATGACGTGGGCAGAACTCGCACGGATCGCTGCTGACCGGGTAAGCATTGGTCTCGGCGCGCTTGAGGTCTGTCTCGACCTTCGCGGGCTACACCTCGACCGTAACAAAGTTCCGTTGATCCTGCCGCCAGACGGCGAACGCATTAGTGCAGACGGAACAGTCGGCTATCTGTCAGGGCGACTTACGGAGGGGCCGTGAGCGAGAAACTTGAACCGCGCTACATCCGCATCCTGAAGAACCTCGACGCGCTCGGCTGCACGCTGATTGCGAAACGCGCCAAGGCCGGCGAGTACATCAGCACGTACGTCTGGCGAGTGCGCAAGACGCGGGCGATTCTGTTCATCGATTTCCTGTTCGGCGAGATCGGCCACTGCGCGGCCAGCTTCGACGGACAGAAGGACGATCTTGAACTGGTGAGGGACGAAGTATGAGCACCTGGCAAGTCACGAAGCGCCTGACCGGCGAAGTCGTCTATGCCTACACGGCAGACGAGCCGGTTGAATGGCCGGGGATGGAGTTCGCAACGCACAATCACTTGCTGCAAGTGCCTGAAGCCGTCCAGGAGACGACGGACGCGGACTGGCGCATCTACGTCGGGTCGTTCTTCGACCGATTCGGGGAGCAGAAAATCAGCATCCTCTCGTCCGAGGACGCAGTGGTGCAGGCGCTGATCAAGGACGCCTCGGTGCGGCAGTATATCGGACTACGTGAGCGGCGCGACGAACTGGCGCAGATGATCGGCGTCCTCGTCGCCAAGGGCTTCACACTCGACGCCTCGGCGATCCTCGACACCGAACCGACTGACGCGGAGCGGTTCGTTTAATGGCGACTGTTCGCTCCCTCGTCTGCTGGGGCGGTCGCACCGGGAAATCGGTGACGGCCTCGAACTCCGGCGGATTGATCTTCACGTCGACCAATCACGGCTTGCGCGACGGAACGGCGCTGATGTTCTCCGGAACAACACTGCCGGGGAATGTCTCGTCGATTGTGCCGTATTACACGCAGTCGCTGTCAGCCAACACGTTCGCCATCTACACCGAGCCGGAACTGACCAACCGTGTAGCGTGGTCGTCGGCGGGATCGGGCGTGTACGCGAAGTCGAAGAAGATGCTCGACTACTTCGCGCAGTATCCGGGACGGTGGGGCGACGCGGATGCAGAGCGGTGCTATGACTCGATCGTGTCGTGGCACAGCGCGCGCTCTGGTGCAGGAGTTTCTTCACTCGACTCGGAGGTCTGCGAACTTGGGCAGGCGTTTGTCGACATTCGCTCCGACGCGACGATTCCGACAATCAGCATCGCGGCGGCGACTGTTGAGATAACTAGCAGGATCAACGGAGTTCGAACCGAGGCGTTCCACTACGGACAGTTCGGCGCGGGGTATGAGTTGTACCGCAGCGCGAGCGGCTATGACTTGCTCAAGCTATCGACCCCGCGCACGACCGTTGATGGCTGGACCGTGAGTTCGTTCGCAGGTTACTACGGCAACAACTGTGTCAACCACGACGGGTGGGGCTGTGTAACGCAGAACATGATAATCATCGGAGGCGGCGGAACATCGACTATCGGCACCGCTTCAATTGGCATTTGGTTAAATAGAGCCTTATCCAAGGCGATTAATAATCTTGTCGTCGGGTGTTTACACGGAATTCGGCCGTGGAATTATCTGTCTGGAATTTACGTCGCAAATAATACGGTAACAAAATGTGGGACAGGAATGTCGCCAGCTGCATCAACAAATATGCAGGGAGAGTATTACAACAATATAAGCATTGGAAACACAACTAATTGGGGTGCGCTGACAATTAATAGCCTGACCAGTTGCGGCGGGAACGCTGGGCTTTCTGGTGAAGCGTGGGTTAGTGGAGCGAACCCGCAGATCACCATCGCAACGACGGATTTCGTCAATTTCCCGACCGACATGCGCCCAGCACTCTCGACCTCCCCGCAAGTCGATTCCGGCGTCGAATACTACGGAGCTCTCGGTTACGACATCGCCGACGCCGAGCGCCCGAACTACAACAACGGCGGCGCAGAGGCGTTCGATGTCGGCTGCTACGAGTTCGACCACGGCTACGGGGATCATCCGATCACCGCGTCTCTCACGCTGACGGGCCTCGTATCCGGCACGGATGTCGTCGTTCGCGCCGCAGGAACCAGCACGATCCTCGATTCCGTCGATTCGACCTCGGGCAACTGGACCTATTCGTACGGATCGGCGCACAACGTCGACATCGATGTCATCAAGCCGGGGATGGTCATCGTCACCTTCCGCAACCTCGCCCTGACCGCTGCCGGGGCAACCCTGCCCGTCTCGCAGCAGTTCGACAGAAACTATTCGTAAGGAGCCATCATGGCGAAGATCACCACACGCGCAGAACTCAACGTCGGGACGGAACTGACCATCGATGAGCCGAACCGTACCTTCACGCTGAATGTCGCCGGAAACCTCGTGGCGAAAGACGGCGTGACGTTGCAGGCGCTCTATTCGAAGTTCTCCGACCTGTGGGCGACAGCAACGTATCAGGACAGCCCGTTCCCGATGAACGCGATTGACGCGCTTTCCGGCCAGTATTATTTCGGCGTGGATGCCGGGGGGAATTACAACGGCTGGAAACCGGCGAACGACGCGACGCGGAACATGCTCCGTGATGGCGGCTGGCGCGAGTACTCCGCTGCCGGTGTGCTGAACCGCGAATACTCCGGTTTCGTCGGTCTCGGCACGATCAATGATGGGGCGCAGCCCTACTACCATCTAGCTGCGACGGACGCCCCGACGAACTTCGTCTTCGATGATCAGTTCAACCTCGGAGTGCAGGTCTACGGCGACGCATCAAACGGAAACTTCGACAAGCGCACCTACGCGAAAGCCTATGTTCGCGAGTACGGGAAGAAATTCAAGGACTCGGTGTTGTCCGACACAGGAAAGACGGCCACCGGGGCGTTCCTCGTCAATTTCCTGATCTCGAACGAGGACGATCTCAAGATCACGAACACGCTCGGCACGACGGATCAAGCGACCGGCGATGCGCTGATGAGCAGCGCCCCTTATTCCGGGATCACGGTCAGCTACTACACGGCGAACCAGTCGCGCACGATCAACGGGGCGGCTTGCAACTTCAAGATCATCGTCGAAGGCAACGGGGCAACGCTGGAGCAGATTTACGCCAAGTGCCAGTACCTGCTTCGTCAGGCGACCGATATCAACACCAGCGGAACGGCTGGAAGCAAGATAGGAAAGATTCAAGCTGCGCTGATGTCCTTCGTCGGCGATACGCTGGTCACGTCCAACTCGGTCTATATCGACAACATCCAGGCGACCGACAGCAACCGTATCGAGTTCTACGATGATAGCGGCACGAAGCGCACGAATCCGTATGTTGCAGCGGGCACGATGTACTTCAACGCGCCACTGGTCGGGGCCGGATCGTCCTACCGGCTGATGTTCGCAGCCCCTCCAGGAGCAGGTGACGACTACGGCGAGGCGGGCGCGGTCACGGTCAATGACGCTTCTGGCGATCCAATCACGGGAACGATCAGTTCGGCGAGTTTTACCTTCGACTACGACTACGACGGCAACACGCAGGCGGGATTCACCGCGGGGACGGATCGGCCTGTAGTGCTGATCGGTATTCGGCCAGGCTATGGGAAGTTCGCTGTTGCCACTGGCACGCTGACCCGCAGCAAGAGCATCAGCCTGTCTCTCGTCGCCGAAGCTGATCGGGCGTATGTCTGATGGCGATTACGTTCGATCCTGCTGCCAAGCGGATCATCCTTGACAGCGCCAGCGTAACCGCCGAGGAGATTTTCTCCCGGTGGGAAGACTGGGCGCTGCTCTCTGACAACGCCAAGTATGGCGCGGTGATGACGCACGTCGGCGGGGATGACCTCGGCGGCGGGCTGTTCATCCCGAACTACATCTTCTTGCAAAACGGCTGGCGGGTGCGCCCGATGGAGGCGAGCCACAACCTGAACATCACTGGCAATCTGTTTGTGGCAGGCGGCGGGGTGCCAGTGGTCAATACGCTGGGGAATTACAACGTCGCCGTGCAATACACAGTGCCGGTTCAGGCGCAGGGGATTGCGACTGAGGGGGGTACAGGACCCACCGCTGAGTCCATCGCCGCCGCCGTCCTCGCCGCGTTGCAAGGGGCGACGATTCCGGTGAATGTGACGCAAGTAAACAGCGTGACGCTGCAAGGCTCCGGCATCCCGTCTGACCCGATGAGGCCGGCGTGAGATGTGGCAATCAGGCTTTTGGGCCGATGGCTTATGGTCCGATGGATTTTGGGACGGTCAGGCCGTCGTTCCTGCTTCGCTCGGCGGATGGGGGCCAATCCGAAAGCGCAAAAAAGAAGACGATGAGATTGACGAGGCGTTATCCGTTGATGTCGTTACGCGCATACAGGGCGAGTTACTGGCCGGCTCGTTCATGCAGGAGAGTATCAGGACGGCCAAACGGCGGCGTGATGAGACGCTGCTTCTTTTGATGATGTAAAGGGGAAATCATGGACGAGTTGGAAAACACGGAAATCACTCAGCCGGACGTTGAACAGAGCGAACAGGTTGAAACGTCGACGGAACCGTCATCGATGCTCGAAGCGATTGAGCAGGGCATGGCGTCCGAGCCGGAAGAATCCAGTATGGATGAGGACGGCCAGCCGCGTGACGAGCAGGGCCGGTTCGCGACCAAGCCGGAAGAAGCCAAGCCGGCACTGCCTGAGCCGACTACTGAACCGGAAGACGACCTGGCGATGCCGGAAGGACTCGGCAAGAAGGCGCAGGAACGGTTCAAGAAACTTACTGGCTACCTGCACGAGTCGAATGCGAGAGTCAAACAACTGGAAGCCGACACGCAGCAATTCCGCGAGGTGCTGAAGGCGACAGGCGGATCGCCGCAGCAGATCGGGCAGGCGCTGAACTACGTTGGGATGATGACGCGGGGCGATCTTGAAGGGGCGTTGCGTCTCATCGAACAGGAGCGCAAAACGATTTCCCTGTTGATGGGAAAGCCATTGCAGGGGGCTGATACGCTGGCCGATTTCCCAGACCTGCGTCAACGGGTCGATGCCTACCAGATGGACGAGCAGGCGGCGATTGAAATTGCCCGTGCCAGGACGATGCAGGCCGAGCAGCAGCGCGCCGTGCAGACCATGCAGCAGGGGCAGCAGCGCCAGCAGGTGGCGCAACAGGAAAAACAGCAGGCCATCCAGCGGATTGACTTGCTGAACGCCGAGTGGTCGAAGCGTGATCCGGATTTCGCGTACAAGGAAGACATTATCCTGAAGCAGATTCCGGAGATTGCGCGCAATTTCCCACCGCAGCAGTGGCCGCAACAGGTGGCGATGCTCTATCAGACGCTATCGGCGATGCCCGCTCCGGTGAAGCCTTCGGCAATTCCAGCCCCGTTGCGCGCCTCCGGTCAGTCGGGTGGTACGAAAGCGCCGTCATCGATGCTCGACGCGATTACGGGCGGATTAGGGTATTAGTTTTTGGCGTGTTGAAAACTTGGCGCTATAACAGGCTCAAGCCTTTATGGCGCTGACCGGCAGTACAGGGTTCGTCTCCTGTGTCTTTGGCGAGTTGTACCGCGTCGCCTGCGGATCGTTCAATTTCACAGGAGATTCATCATGCCCTTCTCGGCTCTCAAAAACAACCCGATTGACCAGGTTGCCGTTGAACGTCCTCTCATGAAGGCGTTGATGGGGAAAAAGAAATCGTTCCCCGGTGGCAAGGAATACGTGCAAGAGCAACTGCGCTACCGCTATCAGTCGAACTTCCAGTGGTTCAACGGTTCGTCCGTTGTGACTTACAACAAGCGCGTCACGATTGAACAGGCAAAATTCCCGTGGCGTTCGGCACACGATGGATTCTCGCTGGATGAAGATCGTTTGGCGCAGAACGGCATCGTGATTCACGACTCGCAGACGGGCGGAAACGCTTCGCAAGCCGAGCGCGTGCAACTGACGAATCTATTGCAGGAACAGACCGAAGCTTTGCGCCTTGGTTTCGAGGAAAAGTTCTCGATGTACCTGCACCTCGACGGGTCCAGCTCGACCGATGCGATAACCGGCCTCGATGCGCTGGTGGCGATCAACCCGACAACCGGCACGCTTGGCGGTATTGACCGTTCGAACGTCTGGTGGCGGAACAGCTACACCACCGGCATGACCGCTCCGACCACGGCGGCACAGGCCACGACCTTCCTCGGGCAGATGGAAACTGCTTGGCGCGCCTGCGTGAAGAACGGTGGGCGTCCGGACCTGATCCTGGCCGGGGCTGCCTTCATCGACGCCTATATCGCCGCGCTGACGCTGAACGGCCAGCAGGTAACGTATGCCGGGGGTAAGCCGCGTGACATCGATGGTGGCGTGAATCAGATCTTCTACAAGGGGATCGAGATTCAATGGTGTCCGGAGTTCGACGACAATTTCGGCGGCTTTGTCAGCCCGACACCGACGTGGACGAAACGCTGCTACTTCCTGAACACCAAGGCGCTGACCCTGCGCCCGATGGACGGTCAGGACATGGTAAGCCGCAAGCCGCCGCGTGTGTACGACCGCTATACGTACTATTGGGCGCTGACCTGGCGCGGCACATTGACCACCAATCGGGCGAACGCTCACGCCGTTCTGGCCGTATCGTAAGGAGGAAAAACCATGTCTCTTGCAACTGTTTCCCTTGGATCGGCGCTGACTTCGGCCACGTCGAACGCCAGCGTCAAGCCGGAAGATTCCGACGCCAAGTTCGCCCGTGGTTCGTCCATTCTCGCCATCATCCAGCCGACCAATGGCGCGTTTGTCGGGACGGCAAAGATTCAGGGCACGAACACCGACCTCGACGCGACGGCGGATGCCTCCTGTACCTGGGTCGATTTAATGACCTTCACCGCACCGGCCTCGAACAGCGGCTGTAAGGCGGCGATCATCCCGGCGTATCGCCGGATGCGGCTGACCGTTTCGGCCTTCACCTCGGGATCGGTCGAAGGCTTGATTGTCGGCGGTTAATGCGGGCTTCCCCCGGCAGGTGTCGGGGGATTTTTTCATCATGGAGACTGTATGCTTGCAAAGCGCGTAACCGCCCTCGTCAGGCGGGACATGGCCGAAGCCATTCCGGCGACGGTATTCGAACACGAAGTTGATATTCTTCGTGACATCCACGGGGCCGGGAATATCGAAGTTCTCGACGCGGAATTCCCCGATGAAGAAATCGACGCCGAAGATGAATTCGGGCGTCTAAAGATGTACTACGGACAGAACGACCAGGGCGCGTTTTACGTTGAACGCATCCACGGCGTTTCCTCGCGTGCGCTGGAAGCCTTCGACGTTACGCCGAAGCGCGGACGCCGCAAGGCCGAAGACGAGGGCTAATCGATGATCTACCGGACGCTCGGCGAGTTGCGCTCCGAACTGGCAACGCGCCTTGGGTTCGGTGCGATGGGATCGGCAGGCATCAATAGCGGCCTGCTGAACTCGTTTCTACAGAACGCACAGGATCAGCTTTTCGCTGATTTTCAGTGGCGGCACCTAATCACTTACGACGAGAAGACGACCGGCGCGGGACAGTCGCTCTACGATTGGGCAGAAGACTGCGATCCGTCGAATGTGACTGAAATTGCGGTGAATGACGGCGTGACATGGACGCCGATGACCGAAGGCATTGACTGGATGATGCGCTCGGACGACACACAGTTCATGCCGCAACGCTATGAACGATTCGCGCAGATGGAAGTATGGCCGGTGCCCGATACGCAATACACCATCCGTCGCTATTACGTGCGTTCTCCGGATCGTTTCACGCAGGACAACGACCGGGCTTCGATTGACGATGGTTTGATCCTGCTTCATGCCATCACCAACGCGAAACAGCATTACCAGCAGAAGGACGGCGCGAACTACGCCACGCAATTGAACGCGATGCTGATCCGTTTGAAGGGCCGCAGCTAGTGCGCCGCCTGTACCGCCACGACCGAGAATGGTCTAGATTTTTGCGTGTTGAACGCCATGCGCTATAAGGGTTGAAACTGACTGTTCTAGCGGGTTCGTCGCCGTGGTGGATTGGCTATGCCCGCAATCACATTCAGCGACTTCAAGCTCGGTTTGGACCTGCGCAAAGGCGCTTCCGTCAGCGAGGCGAACCGGCTGCGCGTGCTGGACAACGGCTACATCACCACAGGCGGAACGATTCACAAGCGCCCCGGGGACTCGTCCTGCAAACCGTGCTGGAAACAGGCACCAAGGGACTTAGAGCGGCCAACGGGAAACTGCATACATTTTACGCAACAGGATCGATCACCCACGCCGATACGACCTTCGTCGCCAACAAGGTGGCGCATCCGACGCTTCCGACGATGGAAGTCGCCAAGGTGCATTATGCCGACGTATTCAACGGCTATATCTACGCTTCTGTTCAGTACAACAACGGCGACATCATGCACCATTATCTCGACGGAAGCAGCCCGACGCATATTGCCGATACGAACTGCCCGAACACAGCTGCGGTGACGAAGAAGGCGAGCAAGATTTTCGCGGTCAAGGACGACGTTGTTCGATTTTCGAAAACAAATAACCCGCGAGACTGGACGGAAGCTTCAAACGCCGGATTTCTTGGGGTTGGCGTTCAACAATCCGGCGTGACCTATCCAACGGCGCTCGGCGAATACGCCGGTAATCTGGTTGTGTTCTTTCCCGATTCAGCTCAGGTCTGGTCGGTCGATCCGGACCCATCGCTGATGAAATTCATTCAAGGGGTCGATGTCGGCTGTCCCTATCCTTACGGCGCGGCGAACATGGCCGGCGATGTGTTTTTCTGTAGCTACGACGGCGTTCGCTCGATCACCACGCAATCGACAACGGGCAACCTGATTGACGTTGATGTCGGTTCGCCGATTGACAAGGCGATTTCACCGTATCTCACGCCATCGGCGAACGTCAAGGCGTTCTATTTCCGGGGTGGTGGGCAGTTCTGGATCATGATCGGGGCGCAGGCGTACGTGTATTCATTCTCGCGCACGGCGAAGATTTCCGCATGGTCGCGCTATGAGTTCTCCTACGAGATTACGGCGGTGACGGAACTCAACGGCGATTTATATTTTCGGGCCGGCGATTCAGTCTATCGGTTCGACAAGGAAGCGACAACCGATGCCGGCGTGATCTTCCCGGTGACGATTGAATTCCCTTATCTCGATTTTCAATCACCCGGCGTCTTGAAGATGATTCGCGGCATGGATGCGGTCATGGTCGGAGAATGCGACATCGCGCACCGATTCGATGCGAGACAGCCGGATTTCATCACGCCGGAAACAACGCTCTCGGGCGACACCCGACCGGGCGAACTGACGCCGGTTGAAATCATGTCAGTGGGCATTGCGCCGGTCATTACCAGCGCGACCGACGCCGATTTCGAGTTACATGCGCTGACATACAACTTCGACAAGATGGGGGCGCTATGAACGTCCACGCCATCCCTCGTCATCTGGTGCCGAAGCTCTGGCCGAAGGTATCGGCATGGCTCGACAAAGCAATGACGCATTCAGCGGGGGAATACAACCTCGACCAGTTGCAGGCACTCGTAGTGCGGGGGGATCAAGTCCTGATGATCGCAGTAGATGACGCGGGCGACCTGCTCGGCGCGGCGACGGTGGCGTTTGTCCTTTATCCAGCGGCGCGGGTGGCCTTCATCACGGCGATTGGCGGGCGGATGCTGGCGAATCGCGATCTGTTCGCGCAGTTGTGCGAATGGGCACGCCTTGAAGGTTGTACCTCTGTCCAGGGAACAGCGTTCGAATCTTCGGCGCGGCTGTGGAAGGAAAAACTCGGTTTTGAGGAAATTTATCGGATTGTGGAGGTGAAACTGTGATTCATGATTATCGCGAAGAGATTGACGGGCCGCAAAGCCGGATCGAAGTCGGAGGACGCCGCATTCTGTGCAAAGGGGGTGGTGGAGACGACGGGGGGGCGGCACAACGGGCCGCTGATGAAAAGGCGCGTGTCGATGCCGCGACGAATTCTGTAAATCGAATTTTCGGGATCGGCGACGATACGGCAGCAGCGGCACGACAAACGCTGTATGACACGACGCGGAACGATACGAGCGCCTACTACACGAAGCAACTCGAACAGGATCGCGCCGAAGCCGCGCGGCAGATCGAGTTTGCCAAGGCGCGCGCCGGAACGGCAGGGTCATCTCAGGGGATCAACCTCGACAGCCAGTTCCAGCAAGCCTACGATCGGGGGTTGCTCGAAATCGCCAACAAGGCAGATTCTTCGGCCACGTCGATGAAGACCTCCGACGAGCAATCCCGTCTTGGGATCATCGCGAAGATTCTGGCCGGCATGGATCAATCTAGCGCGGTGAGTTCAGCGGCGAACCAGTTGTCGACTAACGCGCAGACGGCACAGCAGAACGCGCAAGGCTCGCGTATGGCGAACGTGTTCTCCGATCTTCTCTCCGGAATCCAGACCGGGCAGACGGTCGCTGGGCAGAACGCGGCGAAATCGGCTTATGAAAACACGCTAGGTAACTACTTCCCGACGAGCGGGACGAGTTCCACGGCCAACGGGACGATTTCGTGATGGACATCCGCCCCGTTTCGATCATGACCATCCTCGCGGATTACGCGCTGATTTCCGAGCACTGGAAGGAGATCGCGAAGAATAAGCAGTTGATGGTTCTGAAACCGATGTATGACCGCTATGCGGCGATGGAGAAGGCCGGGATATTGATCTGCCTCGGCGCGTTCGATGGTGATCGTCTGGTGGGCTATGCGGCGTCTATCGTTTCTCCGCATCTGCACTATGCGGATTTGGTGACAGCCTCGAACGACATCATTTTCCTGTTGCCGGAATACCGCCTTGGTCATACCGGGCTGAAACTGATTCGTGAGACGGAGCGGATCGCCAAGGAAGACCACGGCTGCCGGATGGTGTCCTGGCACGCCAAGGACAACACGACGCTCAATGAACTGGTGCCGAAGATGGGCTATCACGTTCAGGACGTCATCTGGACGCGGGAGGTGTGACATGGGATGGACGGCAGTTGCAGCAGCCGTTGCAGCAGCGGGGGCATACATGCAGTCCGATGCGGCCAACGACGCGGCAGACCGACAGAAGAAGGCATTGAACGAGGCATTGGCTGAACAGGATGCGTATGCCAAGCAGGCCGAGAATGTCGCGCTTGAAAACGCCGATCAGTATGAGGCGAACAAGCGGATCGAACGCCTGACGGAAGCCAAGCAGGAAGCAGGCGATTCGCTGACGCAGCAACTCATTTCAGCGAGAGAATCGACGCCATCGACGGCGCAAACGTCCGGAAGGATATCGAAGGAGTTTGAGGCGGCGACGAATCAGAGCGAAGCGGACACGCTGCAATCCTCGCTTGATCTGGCGCGGCTGATGGGCAACATGCGCGGCACGAACGACATGCTGACGAACGAAGCCTACATGAACGCGGACTACGCAAGCGATTTAGGGCTGATCGGGCGGAATGCGAGTTCGACGTGGAACGGCGCGCAGCCTGGGATCGTGGCGGCGGGACAGGTGGATTCGCTGCAATCCGGGCTGGGGGCGGGGATGTCGGCGCTCGGGACGTCGTACCTTGGCAGCAGTCTAGGAAAAGCATTCAGTGCCACGCCGACGACCAGCGCACCGGCTGGAACGCTCGGATCAGGAACGTACAACATTAACGGGTCATTGAGTACCGGCTATGACCTCGGTTCCGGTCTAAAAATGTTCGGGAAGTGAGCTATGGACCTTTCTAACTTCGGATCACAGATGGGCCGCGCATTGGCCGGGATCGTCTCCGGTGACAATTATCGCAACGCTTACGACGCTTCGATGGCGAAGCTGGCGCAGGCCGACGCGATGGGGGCGAGCGCTACGCTTAACCGCACCAAGGCCGACGCGATTACCAACCGGATGCAGTACCAGCGTCCGGAGTTCTCCAGCAAGATCGCGGCGGGGTTTGCAGGCCTGAATGATAACCAGCTTGGACAGGTAGAAGCGTACCAGCGCGGGGAGATTCCGACGCCTGAATTCTTCACGCCGGATGTTCAGCGGGCGTACAACTATGGGGTTGGGGTGCATCGTGCCGGCTTGGGCGGAACCGGCGACAGCAACGCCGATCAGATGGGCAAGCTGTTCGAGGCGCTGACCAGAACCGGAAACGTGCAGCGGGTGATCGCAGATCCGACGACAGCGGCGGCGGTCGGGAAAGCCTACGCAGCGACGGAAGGCAAGCCGCTGGTCGGGAACCTCGGCAATGCCGGGACGTTCGATCAGTTCGACATGTCCGCTCCGCAGAACCTGAACGGCATCGGCACGGCGACAATCGACCGGGAGAAGACCGCAGCAATCGAGAACCGGGCGCAGGCGGCGAATGCGTATGCCAGCGCGGCACTGAGCAAGGAGAAGATCAACACGGAGAAGGCCGACGCCGACCTGAAGCGCAGCAAGATCGGGCAGGCAAGCGAACAGACGATCACCTTGCCCGATGGGACGGTGATTCAGAGTGCGCCAAAACTCACGGAAGGGCAGGGCAAGGCGCAACTGTTCGGGGCGCGTGCTGCGGAGGCCGACAAGATAATCACCGGATTGGAAGGGAAGTATTCGCCTCTGGCGATCAACGCAAAAACAGCGGCGGAGGACATGTGGGGGATCGGCGGCGTCTTGGGGGCGGTAGGAAACAAGATGCTTCCGGAAGAAGCGCAGAAGGTCGAGCAGGCACAACGTGATTTCTTGAACGCCATCCTCCGACAAGAATCGGGCGCGGTGATTTCACCAAGCGAATTCGACAATGCGAAAAAGCAATATTTCCCGCAGCCTGGGGATAAACCGGAAGTAATCGAGCAGAAGCGCCGGAACCGTGAAAACGCGATCGCCGGATTCAGGACGATGGCCGGTCCTGCGGCTTCGCGAGTCAGGCCGATGGATCAAGATAAAAAGACACCGGCACAGGATAACACGGCCATCTTGCGCGAGGCGCGTGCCGCTATCTCCGCAGGCGCACCACGGGCAGCTGTGATCGAACGACTGAAGGCGATGGGAATCAACGAAGGGGGTCTGTGATGGGCGCGTTTGACGATCTCATCCCGAAGGCTGAAGCGCCGTCCGCCTCGTCGTTTGCCGACCTGATTCCGAAGCAACGGACGGCGGAAACACCGATGGAATTGAGCATTGGCGAAAAACTGATCTCCATGCTTCCTGAAGGCGCGCAAAAATGGCTTTCTGATCCGTCTGTTGCCGGCGTTAGTATCGGGAAAGGCTCGGCGGTACATGGCACCATGCTCGGTGCGTCTGATCCGGTAGCCGGGGCCGCACAACTCGTCACGCTCGGCCAATCGCCGATCATCAACCAGGCGATTGATGCGAAGAATGCCGACTATGAAGCGGCCAGAAAAGGACAGGGCCGGGATGGCGTCGATATGGCGCGATTCGTCGGCAATGTCGCCTCGCCAGCCAATGTCGCTATCGGTTCAGCCGCCCCGATCACCGCTACGTCAAAAATAGGGCGTTTCTTGCAGGGAATTCGCTCCGGATTGGCGGGAGGTCTGGTCGCGCCGGTTGAAAACGCAGATGAAAGCTATGCAACAGAGAAGACAGGGCAGGGAATTTCCGGGGCCGTAATGGGCGGCGTTCTCACACCTGTTGTCGGGAAACTTGGCGACATGACCATGCGCCGGTTCAGCACTCCCACCATTGTTGAGCGGTCATTGCAGATTGACGAAGCCGTTTCCAAGGCTACCGACGCACTAAGGGCGGAAGGCATTACGCTGAACAACCAGCAAGCTGCCTGGATTCGCCAGCAGGTTGCTGACTCGCTGGCGAACGGGAAATCTGTTGATGGAGCGGCTTTGCTGAGAAACGCCGATTTCAACGCCTTGGGCATGAAGCCGACACTCGGGCAGATTACCCGCGATCCAGCGATCTACTCC